CCCGCCACATGTTTTGGAGGCCTGCGGCCTCGACTACGGCCTACGGCCTGCGCCCTTCGGTTGCGTCTTTGTGCAAAGTGCTGCGAAAAGTTCAGCTGGAGGTGCGACCAGGCTCGTCATTTTGACGAAATGCAAGTATTGATGTAGGTGCCCAGGTAGTAGACAATGGCGTCCAGGGCCGTGCTTTTGTCAAAGGGGAACTGGTTGTCAAGCTCATACTCACCGTGCGCGATAGCGTGGCACACGGGGCACAGCGCGATCAGATTGCCCAGCGTGTTCGTACCGCCCATAGAGCGTGGGCACGCATGGTGGATATGGAGAGTTCCCCGACGCTCGCACAGCGCGCAGGCATAGTCTTCGCGCCGATAGACGGCGCGCCGGGTAGCCGCGGGTATCTTCGCTGATATCACCAGGGCACCGCCTCCACTTCGGGACGGTCACGGTAGCCGATTTGGTCATCATGGGTATCAAAGAGCCGAAGGGCTGCCGGGCGGATCGTCTTCTTTATAATCCAGTAGCCGGGCATGAGAATGCGCTGCAGGAGGCCCGCAAGGCCTTCGCCCGGCGCATCGTGTCCATCCACGAGCTGGCCAAAGCCGCCCTTGTAGGGCCGCTGGTAGCCCACACAGGGCACGTACCTGGTCAGCTTGATACGGGGCCTAACAAACGGAATTCGCGAAATAAGGCCTGCAAGCCATCGGGGAGCCCGTAAATACAGCCCAAGGCCAGGCCTCCGATTAGGAGTCCCAAGAGCAAAAAGACCCACCAGGGACACCTTAAATAGATTCTCGGTATTCGTACGAATCTTTTTATCAACCGCATCAAAATGCTGACTACACCAGACGATGTCATGACCATAGTGCCTATGGTTCGTGACGTACTGGATAACTCCTTTCTTTGTGCTTTTGAAATCACGGTTGTCCGCATAGGACGTGATCTCATCAATGAGGAGAAGAGCACCCTCGGGAAGCTTCTTATCGGCCAGTTCGTCGAACGCAAGCCTGTAGGTGCCCTTAATATATGAGGTGCTGTAGACCTGGCGGGAGCTCCCCGCGGCCATAGCGCAAATGGCTAAGTATATGGTTTTGCCGGAACCGGGTTTCGCGAATATCCCTTGAATCATAATTATCCTCCAAAGAAACAAACCCCCGCTGCAGCCGGGGGCCGTCCTACCGAACCTAGGCCCTTTTGCGGAAGGCCCGGAACACAAGGCCGATGATCACGGTGGCAATAGCGATCGCGAAGGGAATCACGAACAACTCATTGCCATCTTCGAGGAACCAGCTCACCACCGTGGTAAGCCACGTGAGCACCTGAGTCAAAAGACCAGTCAACAGCGCCATACCTCATACCTCCTTTCTGTCACGCCCTTTTTCGGAACGCCCTGAATACGAGGCTGATGATCACGCTGGCGATCGCCATCGCGAACGGGATCACAAACAGCTCGTTGCCCGGCTGCAAGAACCAGGTCACAACCTGGGTGAGCCATGCCAGCACCTGGGTGAGCAAATTCGTAAGCAAAGTCATCAGTGCCTACCTCCTTTCCCTACCTGGATTATGAGCTCAAACGCCGAGGTCAGCAGCCAAAGAATGCCCGTCCCGGCGATGGCCATCATGAGCATGCGCTCGGGGATCGTAAACCCCGCGGGCATATTGCCGAGAATCTGATTGATCATTTGCCACATTACACATGCCTCCTTAACGCTTTGATCATCCAGTCCACCAGGAGCAGCACGACGATCAAGACCAAAAAATCCATCAACAGCCCATCGAAGGGCAAGTCCGCATACCGCTGCGGCGCTGCGGTTTCTGGCTCGTTGGATTTGACGCCACACGCCATACCGTTTCGGCTCCAGGCAGCCACGAGGCGCGGAACAGCCGATAAAACATCTCAGACCAACCCATCCAATACAAGCTAATCTCCTTCCCGCGCTCCCAGGAAAAAGCGCTCCATGATCATACCCAACACAACAATCGCCGCCATAATCGGCAGGATAGGGATTCCCCAAATCTTAAACGACCAAAAGAAATTGAAAAACTGATCTATTACCCCGATCAGCGCAGCCCAATTACCCATCAGTCACGTTCACCCCCAAACCCGGCAAGCTTCAGCACAGCCATAACGAGAATAAAGGCCACCGAAATCATAACCATAGGCAAAAGGCCGGGAGGCAAAAGGCTGCCCCACTCCTGCAACTTAGAGGGAATGTCCGCTATGGCCTGGCCTATCTGCGCCACCTTCTTGGCCGTCTCTATAGCGCTTTCGATAAATCCGGTTACCGAATCCCATATCTTCGTAACGGCATCAATCAGCCAGGACATGCTATTCCTCCTTCTTGCGCCGGGTAAGGTAGGTGATAACCCCTATTGCAATAGACACCCCGGCCATGACCATGAGAACCCTGAAAAAATCCGAATTCCCGAACGCAGCCCAAATCTCCTGCATTGCCGCCACACCGTCCGCACCAATCACGGCTACCGGCCCGGGGATCGTAGGAATCGCCGGCAGCGTGTCCGGCTCCTTGGGATTCAAATCCTTCAAGCCAGGTATCCCTTTCGGATCAATGCGGTCACCAAGATTATCTATAGCATTTACTACCCGGTCGGTATTCTGGTCAATCGACTGTATAACACGGTCACCAGTCGCCTCGACCGCCGCAATAATCTTATCCGTATCGGAAGGCTCCACCGGGGTAATATCCCACAAATCTATATGCGTAGGGATCGGCGCACACACGCCAACAGCACCAGCGGACGAAGAATTAAGAGCCGTAATGCCTGCCACGGTTGTATAGGAATGCCAGCCCATCACTACATCATCCGCGCCTACATAAATTATCCCTTCATAACCTATCGGCGTAACGCCTGACATTTGCGGAGGCGGAGCTCCCCACTGCTCTATGGGATGCACGTTCAAAGGTATATCGGGATCTAACGGGACGGTATAGAAAAATCCATTTATCTCAGTAAACGCGCTTCCGAAAATCGCCGGAGAAGTTCCCAGCACACCGCCGCGCACATACTCAGTAACCAACCTGTACACGTGGCCTGCTTGCAAAACAACAGCATACTCACCCACAGAGAAAGGAATTTCAATCTGCACCGTCATGCCTACCGTCTGGTTATTCGAATGACCTATTGTCGTAACAGCGGGGTGCCAAGTATAACTGCTCCTATAGATACCCTTAATCCACTCTTGACCAGCCGGAGCCGAATCACCCATCACTTGAAACCTCGCCGCGGGCAACGTCAAATTAAAATGCTTTGTCCAATAGTTTACACCCCAGTCAGTAGTTTGGGCCCCCTGCCAGGAACCAACCCCGGGGAGCGTAGTGGAGCCTATATGCTCATCATTGAACCGAAATGAATATATGAGCTCCCCCTCGGGCTCCTCGGCCGCAGCCATTGGAGCGCTGATCAGCACAACGGCAACCACTAGGGCAAACGACAGCAGCCGCTTAGCCCTTCGCCAGGCTGTAGTAAAGCTTGCCCTCTTTGCCCTTGCGCTGCTCGATGCGCACCGACACCTTGTCAAGCCGCTTCGCCGCGGCACCGGGATCATATCCATAAATCCGGATCACCTCGTCCCCAGCCAAGATATTCGAATATTGCCACTCCCTTCCTCCCTCGTCCTTGCCGTCCCGCTTGCTCAGAAATTCGCCCTCAATTGTCGCTATCATCGGTCTTCTCCTCCTCGTATTGTTTTATTGCTTTGATTAGGTCGTCAATATCCTTTTTCTCCATGAACTTCAGCTTCTCGCTCCAGGGCTTGCGGTTGCGGTATACCTCCAGCACCTCCATGTAGGCCTTCATGCCGAAGGAGCCTCTGCTCACCACGCCGGGGTACATCTCCACCAGCTGCCGGAAGTCGTGCCCGGCCTTCACGAAGTTCACCCACTCGAAGTTACTGCTTGTATCAGTGGTGAGGGGCAGCTCGCCCCACTCGATGACCGAGCTCCTGTTGGTGTGCCCCTTATCCTCGTGGCCGTTCCTCTTGTACAAGTAATCTATGTTCGAGGTTAACCTCCGCTGACAGTCCTCGTAGTGCGCCACCGGGATGATCTTCTTCACGTAATCTATCGTTATCTTCTTCGCAGTCCAGAATACCGTGTGCGCGTGCAGGTGGCTGCTCTCCTCTACCACCCCGGCAGCGTAAGAAATGCCAACGGCGTTGTCCATATCGTCAATTAATTTCTTCAGGTAGAAGCCCAGGGCGTCGTCTATTGTCGCGTGCTCTTTGGGCTTCCAAACCATATTGCCCTCATAAAGGGCCTTGACGAACATATTTTGAAAGGCATTGTCCGTAAGCTGTGTGCAAAACAC